TTTGCTCAGACCATACTACTTGATCAGAAGTCATTGGCATTTCAGCTCCTACCATTCTTAAGAAACCACCTAAGGTTCTGTTTCCATAACGCTCTACTTCAGCTTCATAGATTTCTGGTAAGTACTGCTGTGCGAAATCATTCGTACCATCAGTAAAGTTTAAATAATTGCCTTCTAAGGCTTGCTTTTTTTGCGTTGGGATTAAACTTCCAAACGCTGGGCTTACATTTGCCATAATTTTTTAATTTTTTTAGTTAAATTTTTTTGTTTTAATTCTAAGTTTAGAGGAATCATAACCGCTTATTGACTTAACTTTTATTCCGTTCACAAACTCACTAGAGCTAGTTTGCCTTGGCTCTGTACTTGGATTTTTAGAATTGCTAACTATTTCTTTAGTAGCATCTGTTCTCCCTTGTTCATAAAAATGATTAATAATCTTGTCAGCATTTGAAGCGATATAAATAGCTTTGTGATAACCTTTCGTGTCTTTTATATTACCGCTTTCGTCAAGAAACTTTCCTACGAAATTGTTAATGCTTGATTGGTTCTCTGCAACTTTATTAGGATCTTGTAAACCATATCTAAACTTCTTTTTACCTACATTGAAGTCAAAACCTTTGAATTCATTAGTAAAGTAATCATTTGTTTTTGATTTAAAGTCCGAATGCTGTTGCTCAGCTATCTTCTGATCTTCTTGATATCGGTTGAAAAACTCTGTTGCTTTTTGTTGTTCCTGAGTAACGCCGGGTCTCAACTTGATTTCGTCGTAATATTTACTCTTGGTTTTTTCCAAAAAGCTTTTAGCTTTTCCAACTTCTTCTTTAAACGCAATTTTCTTTTTGCGTATATCTCTTTCCTCATCTATGTCCTCATCATAATCGTAGTCTTCTAATAGTAGGCTAACGTCATCTGATTCTAGATAAGGTTTTGTTTGTTTGTAATATTCTTTTAATAGCGTTTTATCATCGACACTTGAGTAGTCTGCGTTTAATCTAACGTAGTCTTCCACTGATCCCCCTGTTTCTTCCATAAAAGTAACAAGCTTATCTATGTTTTCCGGTAGCGCTCTTTGTTCAGCTACTGGTTGAGGTTGTTGTTCAATAACTTTTTCAGGCTCTTGAACGGGTTCTTCGTCTACAATTTCTATAATACCATCTTGTGCAGTATCGTCCGGTGTATCGTTAACGACTACGACAGGTTCCTCAACTACGTCTTCTTTGACCTCTGGTATTACTACCTTAGCAACTTCTTCAGCTACTGGTTCTTTTACTTCATCTATGTTAACCTTTATAGGCTCGTTAGATTGATTGCCTAATTGCTTAGGACTTGTTTTCTTGGATTTGATTTTAAAATCCCCTTCTTGTTTTACTTCTGACATAATATAATATAATTAAATAATTGTTTATTAGCTAGGACCGAACTCTTCTATTCCGAATCCACCTAGCACATCGTTTCCTGATGATTCAAAGTTTTTAGGTAATCCCTCTGTTTGCCTTTGTTGTATTAACTCAGACTGCTGAGATCCCTGCATTTTTATTCTTTTATCTTTTCTATCTTCAATTTCTTTTTCTTTACTTCCTTCTGCATTTGCTCTTACTTGAGCTAGCTGCATATTGAAGTTGAACTCTTCAGCCATTAACTCTCTTTTTATTTGAGCTTCAGTTTGCATTCTTTGTATTTCAAACTGTGACTTCGCTTGTTCTATACTTACCTTCTCTTGAGTAAGTGCTTGTTGTTTTTGCACCTCAGCCATTGCAGCTTTTTCAGATGCTTCAGCATTTGCTTGCGCTTGTGCCTGAATGTTAGCTTGTTGTTGTTCTTGCTCTCTTTTTATTTTTTGTTTTTGTCTAAGCTTCAAGAATTGATTGGCTAACTTTATATTTTTTATTTGTCTAATATCAATTGCATCAGACAAAGCTATTGCTTGTGTTTGTAAAGCTACTTGTATGTTTTGCTCTAACAAAGCTTTTTCTTCTTCTTCTGGTTCAAGTTCTAAATAAATACCAAAGTCATGCAGCTGTAAATTCATTAACTCTTCAAGAGTTTTTGTATTGAACGTGCTTATAGCGTTTGTTAAAGCATTTTCTGTTAAAGGATTTTCAATAACGTCGGCTACTTTTAAACTTATATTTTCGCAAGTTCTAACAGTTAAGTAAAGTAAAGAATCTAATACGTGTTTAGTTGCAATATTAGAAGCGTTAGCCGCCATTTTCTGTAAACCTACCAATGAATCTTTACTTGGAGCACTACCGTCTCTAGCTTCATTTAATCCAGTAACATCTCTTATCATTTGTAAGTAATACTGGTATGTACCAATTAAACTTTGTATTTTTGCTTGACCACTTGAAGATGATAATTCTTGTACAGGTACTTTACCTCTATTCAATTCACCGTCTTGTGTAAGTGATCTACCTACAACAGAACCTGTTTGGAAGTACATGTTTAATGCTTCAGCTGGATTGTATGTTGTACCGTTACCTAAATCAACTTCAGCTAACCCATCCATATCTAAGAACACACCGTCTGGTACTATTCTAGACATTACTTGTTGTAATTTAAGATGCGTTATTTGAATCATATCAGCAAAGCTAGTGATCTTACTAACTATAGATTCTATGCGTCCTTTGTACATTCTAGGTGCCGATATACAGTAATTCATCATTACTTTTGTAGTATCAGCTGTAGGTCTTGTCATATTCTCTGCTAGCTTCCAGTCTAACATAATATTTGTACCCAATACTTTTGCACCTGAATACAACACCTCTATTGTTCTAGATATTCTTTCAAAGTTATCATTAGCTGGAGGATTAAATGTGTCAGGTTTTTCTAACGTCTTTTCTAATCCTTGATCTGTTTTCTTTATTTTAAATACTTGATCTGAATATGTTTTGTATTCAAAGTATAAAACTTGAATTGTATTAGCATCGTAGTTACCCCAGTTAGTTACATACTGAGAATTACCAGGCATATCCTGTATCTTTTCTAATTCTGATGCTGATAATGACGGGAATTGTTTTTTAAGTTCCGCTAATGATATAGATTTTACTTCACCCACATAATATATGTCTTCAAAGTTTGGATCTTCTGTATATGAGTATATCATATTAGCAGGGTCAACATAATCAGTAACTATACCTTCAGCCTTGTTAAATGATGTTTTAACAGCTCCAATACCTATAGTAGTTAAATCATGAGCTAATCGTTTTTTTGTTTGCTCATATTTATTAAAAGCTAATACATTATTTATAACTTCTTCTTCCGCAATCTCTACGTTTTGCTTAGGAGTCATTTGTAAATGTATATCTAATTCTTCTCTGTTTTCAGGTAAGCTTTCTAAATCTCCTGTTGTTGAAAAGTCCATACCTAAGTTTTGCTTTATATTTAACAAAGCTTTTTTGGTATTCATATCTTTTTCAACAGCTGCTGCATAATCCGTTCTGCTTTTTACAGAAAATGGATCTTGAGCAAACGCATTTATATCATACGATTTATTTGACATACCGTTTACAACAATATCAACAAATTTTGATATAACTGGTATTGGCTTCCAGTCTAAATTAAGATAAGATAAATCGCCATTTATAGACAACTCATCTTTGTACTTTTGTATTGATTGCTCTCCTCTTGCGTATAACCGTAATGAGTGAAAGCTATTCCAATTATTTAAGTATCTATTACCATTACCTCTTCCTTGATTGAACCACTCTTGTTCAATAGCTCTAGAGACTTGCAAGCCGTAATCGTAACTAGCTTTTACTTCGTCGCTAACAACCTGGTTAGGGAAAGAACTATCGGTATTTGTTTGTATTTTCATTTATCTTAATATTTTAGACGTAGAACCTCTATTGTCATATCTTTTAATTCCTAAATCGTAAACCTTTTTTTGCACTGGACTAACCGGTGAATATAAGTTTTTGTTACAAGCCATTATCGCTAATCCTGAACTTATAGAAGCATCGTGTTTTGTTCTATTGTTTATATTAAATTTACCCCAGTCTTCTAATGTTCTTTGAAAGTACATATCTCCATAACCGGCTTCTGTTCGTCCAACACAAGTTTCTATGTATGATTCTATAGCTGCAGCGTGCGCTTGCTTTATATCTTCACTGGAGTTTGGTATACCACCTATTTCTCTTTCAGTTACAGATAATTTGTTTAATCTTTTATCAGGTCTGTTCATTGAAAAGCCTCTATAGCCTCTTCTTTTAAAATGATACAGTAATCTAGGTTTGTTATTTTCCGCAAGTATTGGCATACCGTAAAATATGCAAGCCATTAATACGTCTTCAAAAAATATCTCTGCAGTTTGTGGTCTAGCTATATATTCTAAAAAGAATCTGTTAGGTGGAACATCTTCCATGCTAAACTTAGTTAACCCGTGCAAAGCCCCATTAGAACCTCTTTTATCAACTGTACCTGATATATCATAGCTATCACATCCGAAAGCACCACAGTGCTCGTTACCTGGATATTTCGTATTACCTTTTACTACAACCCTGTTTTGCATATGCACAGGAGGCACCCAGCTAACATTAAACCTGCCGTTTTTGTTTGGCATAAATACTACCTTAGTGTCCTTTATACCGTTTTCCCACATAAAACTTCCAGTGGTTATTATCGATGTATTTCTAAGGTCTTCGTTATAATCTATTTGTTCGTATATCTTTGTTAAGTTAAACAGAGATTGCTTTGCTTCATCTCTAAAAGCGTGTTGCTCTGTTCTTGGAAATTGACGATAGTATTCGTTTAAACCGTCTTGATCTCCTTTTAATCCTTCAACTTCATTGTTCCAGTATTCAATTACACCTTGTTTTATAAGTGATCCGTCAGGTC